TCAAGCTTGGCGCTTGCAGCTTTCTGCTTGAAGCTTGTAGCTTTTTTATCAATACTTGCAGCTTTCTGCTTGACGCTTAATTCTTTAAAAAACTTTTCACAGCTGGCAAGATATGACGCCGGCAGGTGCTCATGCGACGTCATAAAATAGTGTGTTAAGTCGTTGTGTTTAATTTTTCTTTTCACGTGGTTCCATATCTTTTTTAACAAGACGCAAAATCTCTTCCAGAGCGTCTGCTATCCTGATCAATGGGTTAACTGATCTATCTTCTATTCTATTTTCTGAACCCATAAAGTCATCTTCATTTTTTGTGTATGTCCATTTTTTAGTCATATTTTTTCCTTTCTTGGTCAGGCTGGCAACCCGATATTTAACGTGGTATCGCCACACATGCTCACCAGCTTTGGTCTGACCAATAACATCCTATAACATCCATGAACCATTGTCAAGCTTAAAGCTTGGAGCTTGAAGCTTGGAGCTTATTTCTGATTCCAGATTTACTACTTTAGAATTATTCTAAACTGATCCCTGATCCTACTCCTTGGGATGTGCATCGTCATACACAGTTGCTAGAATAGGATCAGGGATCAGTTAAGGCCACTCACCCTCATGCATATAAATATGCAATCACTCATGGGGCCCACTGATCCCTGATCCATCAGTATTAGCTGGAACGCGTCTAGAACTCCAGTAGCTGTTACCGCCCAATGGATCAGGGATCAGTTCTCTGGACTCTTGGTGAATTCGAGATTCTGCCATCAAGCTAACAGAGAAGTTGTCCCAACTATTTAATACTCATAAATGGTTTAAATAATTAAATCCTATTTAATACTTGATGAAAGATTTATCAAGAACTTTATTTAAATAAACTTCTTGACATTAGTAGGATTATCCATTATACTTGGACGGTGGCTGGGGATGGTGGTTAGTAGTATAAACAATGCAATCATAGGTTGAATTTTTTTGGCTTGAAGCTTGAAGCTTGGAGCTTTTTAAAAATTTCTTTTTTAGAATCATTCTAAACTGATCCCTGATCCATTATGCAGTGTTAAACACTTTTCAGATCTTCACAATGGATCAGGGATCAGCAGTTGAATGGTTAGTTCAACTGCTAATGTTTTTTTTATCCATAAAACTTAACTTGTTTAAAATAAGTCTTATCGCTCATTTCCATCAATTGTTTCCAGTTCTCTAGGATCTCTTTGGCTCTCATCCCATCATCCCCGATTGCAATGTTAACAGCCGTAATAATACGTCTCTCAATATTAGTAGGCGTCATATTACTAATTAAATAACCTGCCGGATTAAACGTGCTATCTAACGCTGCTTGATATTGTTTTTCTTTATTGTTCATATGTTATTCCTTTCTAAATTCATCCTTTATAATCCTATTGACATTGTTTGTCAAGTGTTGTATAAATTTATTTATGCAAACAAATAATACAGGAGAAAATATGAAACTAGCAGACACAACAATGGAAAGTGGTTTTTCATTTCAACAAGAACTACTTTTACAAGCACTAGAACGACAAGCCCTAACTGGAAGATTAATGACTAATCCAAGAGTGACAGGATTTACTTCTTTTGCTAAAGCTGTGCTTAATTTTATCGATGATAAAAAAGCGCCTAAGACTTGTAAGAACTTATATAAATATCTTTTAAATAATGGATATTATGATAAGATTGAAACAAGACTAAACACTCATATGCACAAAGAGATAGAGAAACAGCGAAAGGAAAAATAATGTTTGGAAAAGATAAAAACTCAATTTTGTACACACACTTAATTGTTAAAGTTCGTAAGTATAAAAATCAACAACCTTATTTTAGTTTGTATTCTGTTCCAGCGATTGCAGATCAAACTAAAGCAAAGGATACAGTTGAGAAATTAAATTCTTTAGCTGAACTTGAAAACAAGGATGGATGGCAAGAAGAATATTATTCTGTTAATATGACTTTATAATTAACTATTGACAATGTATCCTATCAATGATAGGATACATTATAACTTATACAGGAGAAATAAAATGGAAAACAATAAAACATTTACAATCACATTTACAAAGTTAAATGGTGAAAGCACAACAAGAAAAGCAAAATGGACAGAAAAGTGTCAAGAGTTTGTTGCAAATGCTGGACATAAATGTCTAACTTTTTTAGACTTAAATGCAACAGAAGAAAAAGGAAAAGAACAATTCAGAATGGCAACAGATAAGATTACACCTTGGAGTATTAAATGACAAAAACAGATGTAGTTATTATTTGCGCTTTTTATTTAATCTTTATGTTTGCGATTGGTGGGTTTGCATGAATGAAGAAGATAAAATAAGATTAGATAAGATAGTCGACAAGTTAGAAAAAAGAATTGCTAGTCTTGAAAAAGTTTTAGCAAGCCATGCTAAATGTATTGGAGAACTAAGAAAAGAAAACAATGAGTAAATAAATACTTGACAACAACGATGGATAATGTAGGATAACTATTATGACAGATAAAATACAAGTAACCAACCCTTACTCAGGTGAATCAGCAATGTTAACTGAAGAGGAAAACAAACTATACTTATCTATTAAGTTAGCTGAGATAGAAGAGAAGTATGACATCATGCAAAAACAATTGTCCAAGTTCAGTAGACTAAACCCATCAGCATACATGACATTACTAGACTAACCATCAACCTGTAACCAAGGCGCTAACGCGCCTTGGTTTATTCAATAGAGGTACCAAACACAACTACAACGCGAATTTTTTTGCACCCCCCTTACACCCTTTTTTTAAAAAGGGGTCCCACTACTTCAGGTTGTATTGCTTGATTTAGAGAGTTAATGCTGGTAAAAACGTTATGAACATCTAAAGTGATGCAAAAAAAATTTTAAAAAAATGAATTTAAACCAAGTAGACGTTAGTAAACTGCCTGCAGACGTTAGAAAGCAATTCAAACAACTTCAGGTCATGCATGCAGAAAGAAAGATACAGAATAAAGCTAAAAGTGATTTTTTAAGTTTTGTTAAATGTGTTTGGCCCGAATTTGTTGAAGGCGCGCACCATAGACACATTGCAAAAAAATTTAATGATTTGGCGACAGGAAAAATTAATAGATTAATCGTGAACATGCCTCCAAGGCATACTAAATCAGAATTTGCGTCCTATCTTTTGCCATCGTGGATGGTGGGCCGTAATCCAAAACTCAAAATCATTCAAGCAACGCACACGGGTGAGTTAGCCATAAGATTTGGTCGTAAAGCCAAGCACTTGATTGATTCGGAAGACTATGCAAAAATTTTTAAAACAACTTTACAAGAAGATTCGAAAGCTGCAGGAAGGTGGGAAACTGCTCAGGGTGGTGAATACTTTGCAGCGGGTGTTGGTGGAGCCATCACCGGTCGTGGTGCCGATCTATTAATAATTGATGATCCCCATTCTGAGCAAGATGCCTTATCTGCTGGTGCATTAGAAAATGCATATGAATGGTACACCTCAGGTCCACGTCAAAGACTTCAACCAGGCGGAAAAATCGTTTGCGTTATGACAAGATGGTCAACAAAAGATTTAACGGGCATGCTACTCGCTCATCAAAAGGAAGCGAAAGCGGATCAATGGGAAGTGGTCGAATTTCCGGCAATCATGGAACACGAATCAGGGACCAAACCCGTTTGGCCAGAATATTGGAATTTAGAAGAGCTTGAGAAAGTAAAAGCCACACTACCCGTTGCAAAATGGAACGCACAGTGGATGCAAAAGCCAACTTCTGAAG